GCACATCAGCTTCATCACCTTCAGCCATTTCAACCTCCACTTCCACTTCTGCTTCTGCTTCTGGTTCTTCTTCACCAAGTTGTACAATTCGACCATCTGCAACAACTAAAACTGTTCCATCCTCAAGCGCATATGTGCCATCATCAAGATAGTCTGCATTGCCTTCATCAGACATCACAGATACTTCTACTCCAACAGCCATTGATTCGGCTTCTGTTACTACTAAGCGACCATCATCTAATCTTGCTTCTGCATAGAATTTGGTTAGGTTTGGGAGGTTTAATAAGCCTCTGATTTTGTCGATTGTTTTGCTCATGATATTACTTGTTCAAATACATATATAATTTTCTTCAATCCGTTCCCTTTGTATGATCCTCACATGCCATATAGAGCACGATATCATCAACAGTGTGCTCATGGTATCCAATACAACTATTGAACAGCTCTCCATACAGCTCTGCTTCTTCAATAGTCCTCCAAAGTGGTTTGCCATCCAGATGAAACACTGCATCCATTTCTTCTAATACAAGTGATTTTAACTGCTCAAGAGTTTCTGTATCTTTTGGGCAATTCGGGCATGGCACTCTTTCAAGTCTTTGTGCCTTCACCAATTCATCTGTGAAGTATCCTTCAATTGAAAAACCTCTCACATCTTTCTCAATGATAGCATTCCAGATATTTTCATCCCATATTTTCATAGATAACATCCATGTGCCAACTGGCAAATCAAATCCATAGAGAGCTGCCTTATCACGCAAAGGATCTTCTATCAACCAAGATTCCACAACAGTCAATCCACTGATATCATCTACATGCTCGTATGTGTGTGAATTGGTTTTTTCCTCTTTCATATAAAGCTGTGAAGCTTGTCTTACAGTTTCAACTGAGAAATAGACCTCATATTCTTCATCTTCTTCTTCGTTGTATCTGGCAATTCTTTTCTCTGGAATCAATGCTGGGCCGACTAACATTCTTTTGGCTTCATCTACTTTGGCCATGATATATTTGTCTCCACGATTAAAGAAAACAAAATTTTCTTCTATGGCTGGAAATCTCACAAGACTGACAGCTGTGATTCCTGACAGCTCCATCTCTTCGTCTATTAATAATTCAATTGTTTTCATAAGGTTGCATGATGTAATAAATTAGCATTGAGTTGTTGTTGTGATGTCATGTCTTGAGCCACAACGAATGCTTTGATTGGTTTATCTGTTAATGTTTCTAAGTCAGTTGGAGCTGTTTCACTTGGTGCAAATGTATCTGGCACTAATGCTGTAGTTTGATTACCTCCAGCAGTTGGTGGTGATACTACATCTGGAGTTCCACCAGAATCAAATCTTGTTTTTCCTATTGAAACAAGTGATGCTGCTCCAGTTAATCCAGCTGTGATACTTGCAGCAATTCCAGCTGGAGTTGGCCCAAGTCCAACTGGAGGAGGAGAGAGAGCACCAATAACAGCTGAAGCAGTGCTCATGACAGTTGCAGCCATTTGCATTTTCTTAGCTCTCTGAAATCTTTTCTTTGCTGTTTTTTTATCATCACTATCACGCCCCTGATCCAATGCAGAGAATAAAGAGAACGCTGCTTGTGTCATTGCCATGACAGCATCAATCGTTTCTTTGCGAAGTTCTTGTTTTGTTTTCTCTGCTTTTGTTTCAACCTCCACTTCTTTATCAGCATATTTTTCTGTGATTGCCAAGAGTTCTGCATCTTGTTTTTCTTTCAGAAGTTTCTCAGTTTCAGCATTGCCCATTGCCATCTCATTTAATGTGGCGTATTTTAAAGCAATGGCATCAATCTCATTCTGTTGTGCTGATTGTGTTGCCTCTTTTAATGTGGCTATTCTTAACAACTCCGCATCTGCAATCTCTTTCGCTGTTGCTTCTTGTTCCAAATACAATCCGTTCACTTTAGTCAGCAATCCAGTTTGTACTCCAAGACTTTCCGTTTGAACATCAGATAGTGCAACACGCAATTCAGATAATGCAATTTCATCTGCTTCAAGACTTTCAGTTAAAGCCATCTGAGCAATCTGGATATCAATTGCCTCTTGAGCATTGGCAACCCTCTGATCCATTAACGCTTGTTCTTTTGCGGCTGCTTTTTCTGTTGCTTCAATTCTCTTTTCAATACTTAATGATGTATCATCTCCTTGCTTGTTAAGGTCTGCTATCTCTTTACGTTGATCTGAAAATGCTTCATTTGTATCTCGTATGGATTTACGTAAAGCAATAGATCTTTGAGTTAGTGCGTTTGAAGCTGAAACTGCATCATATGTTTCTTTTGCTAATTCTTTTGTTGCCTCCACAACATTTGTCACTGCATCTACAACTAATTCAGCAGTGATTACCATTGGATTCAATGCTTGATTAAGTTTTAAAACTCCTTGAGCACCATCTGCCATTGCTCCAGAGAAATCACCAGCAAATAATTTCTTAAATGCTGATCCAAGAAATCCAAGTCCTTCCATTAACTTGTTCACTTTATCCATCACAAAGTTTTCAAGTGCTGTTCCTATTCCTTTTATTGCATCCATTGGACTTGTGAACACTCCAACTATAATTTCACCTAATGAAGAAAATGTATCAAATAGCTTTCCCATAACTACACCAAGAGCAGCTGAAGCAACCTCTAACAACTCAGCACCTTTTTTTGTCTTGGTAAAATAGGAAACAAGTGATGCAACCAATACAACAAGGGCACCAACTCCAGTTGCTACCATAGCACCCTTAATTGTTTTTAGTCCAAGTACAAATGTCTTTGCTCCTTTCACTGCTCCCTTGAACATAGTGATAAGACCTCCAGACATCTTATCAAGTCCTTCACTCATTTGATTTGAAGCAGCACCAATATCATCAGTTGCATCTGCTGTTTCCTCCAGAGATTCTTCTAAACTGTCAGCTGCTTTTGCTGCTTTGTTTAGCTCTGAAGTGAGTTGTGTTACTCCTTCAGTTTTCAGTTTGACTGTGGCTGTCTTAGACATTGAATCTGGCTTTTATTCCCATATATACTTTCTTGAAAAATCCTTTGAATCCAGTTTCTTCATAATACCCATAAAAGCGAATTGTCTCTTTTGTGTATGTTTTTGAATCAGACATAGTACCCAACTTGATAATTTTAGGAACTGTAATAAACATATTTTTTATATAGTTTTTTCTCATGCTGCTTCTGTTACCAGTTTAGTCTTATTCTCTAATACAAAGAAATCATTTGCCTCAGTCATTAAGCCATTATTGACTATTGATGAACTGCTGCTCATATTCATATATGTTACATTCACATCCATTACCCAAGATGTGTTCACATCATCCTCTCCAGTTACTGAAATATCCAGTACAAAGTCTCTCTTAGATGCACTTACATGAGCTATTGAAACAGTTGGAGCAGCTAATCCAGAATCACGATTGCTTTCAACCACTGTATCCGATATGGTGGATATTACTCCATCAATGTTTTTTAGCACAATGGATTGAGAAACAAAATATGTTCCACCTATTGGTAATGTTGCTGCTGCATATATTACACCAAGTGCATTGATTTTGAAGTGTGCTGTTGAATTGATAGGTATTATGATATCACTTATCAGCTTTCCTTCTACTCCAGCCACAACAGCTGTGGTGCTATTCGTTACACACATTAACTGAAATGCCATAGAAGATGCCATACCTTCATTGAGTGTATTTTTTACATAAGCAGCTGTTCCATTCTGTGACCAAGCCATATTGAAATTCTTGGAGCTTTGTCTCAGTAGATGTGTTCCTTGTTGTGAACCAACTGGAATTGGAACTTGAGGAAAGAATGATCTGGTTGGAATACCTGAAACACCCGAACCACTGGATACTCCATTTTCAAATCCTTCTGTTGGATCTCCATCCTCTCCATCTGATTGCCAATCCCACCAACATTCAGGAATAACACCATCAAGTGCATATGTCAATCCTTCTGCTTCACAACATTCAATAGTTGGATTTTGAGATACTCCAGAAGCATCAACCCAGTTTGTTGTTCCATCTATGTTTGAAGATACATATGTCAATGCACATTGCTCAGATGGAAATAATGTAATAGATCCTATATCAATCAATTTCATCAACTTTACTGGAGTTGGTTTTGGATCGACTGGATTGTATCCACTTATCTCAATCACTCTGTAATAGATTCCATCAATAAATATCCTATCATCAAAGGTTAAGAGATTCATGTCTGCTGGTGTGATTGCTATTTGACACATCACAAGTCTTGCATCCTCTGAATATATCTGTTGTAGGTATTCACTCCAGTAAGATCTGGCCAATCCAAGCGCATAATTTTGACCAATCAAAGGAGAACCAGCAGCTTGTTTTAGTGTATGCCTCCAATATGTTGATTGTGTTGAATCTGTTATTGGCAAAGTATGAAATGGAGTGACACATCCATACACTGCTGTTTCTGTTGAGCCTATATATATGCTTTGACCTCCAGTTGTTTGTGTTCCATTCCAATACAATATCTTTGGTTTGTGAGCAACTGGAACTTGCGCACCATTACTCTCTCCAAACAAACGTGGATATATTATTGTGTTTGCATCGACTGAGTTCCAATCCGCTGTTGGTAGTTGCTGAATTGCTGTTGCTCCAAATACTGAACTGTTTTGATGTGTTCCAACTGCATATGTATCATCTGATCTGTATCCATATTGTCCTAATGGAGTTCCATATTCATTGAATTGAAATTGATTTGGCCAATCATTATCTACTCCATCATTGAGAGTAATATCTTTACTCCTAAGCTCTGTGGCTGGTTTTACAATAAACGGCTGTGAGTGATCTAATTTCTCAGACCAGTCCAATACATCACCTGAAGCGATATAGTCGCTTAATGGCTCTAATATGAGCTGCTGTGGACTTGTAGATGGTAATAGAGTGAGATTGTATCTCTGAACTAAGTCTTTTACAAATGCCGCGCATGTGATATCTGGCATATTAGCAATCGTATCAACTGGTTCACCACTTATTGTTGTGCTCTCATATGATAACCATCTGAAGAATGTTGTTAATGGATTCTTTTTTATGATACAACCCTCCATATAAGTTGTCATAGTGAGTTGCACTTCCATTCCAGATTCCAAGAATACTGCTTGTGGCATAGTATATGAAAAAGGTTCTGAGTATGTTTGACCTTGTTCCAATGACCAACCCATACTTGATAGAATGGTATCAGATGAATTTAACTCAACATTAAAAATTCCCCAAGTATTAGCCTGAGATGTATTATCTATCTCAAATGAGAAATCAAACACCGCCCACATATCACTTGGCACAATAAAAGAAAAAGATGTTTCATTGAATCTATCATCTGGATCATAAAGATTCACTCCAGAAGTATCATTGAATGGAATGACAAAAGTATCACTTCCAGCCGCTGCTGTTATGTCTAAGCTCAATCCAGCTTTAAAACCATAATATGGAGTTGTTTTTAATCCATTAGCTCCATTGCCTAAACTCATATATAAATTTGTCCATACAGAAGTTGCCATGAACGTACTCTCAAGAGAGAATCCAAAAAAGTTTAATATCTCTCTAAAAATATGATCTATCTGCATGAATGGTAACAGATGTGCTGGTGGTAGATAGTTTGAAGTGAATACACCTTCATCAACTCCAAAATCACCATATAAACGGCCACCTTGACTGAGTGCCTTATCTACTAATGGAATACGAAGCACACCAGATCCAACATTGCCATCTGTAATATCTCCAGTCCATGATGCAATGACATTTGCTGGTGTATTGTCATATTCATAGTTTGCTGGATTTGCAAATACATCTCTCAGCTTAGTATTGCCCATCTGAGTAAATAGATCTCCAGCACCTCCACTTATAGCACATTCATATGTCTGGCCAGTTTTAGATACACTCAACAACTGCAATACTCCTTCAATCAAAGCAACACCATCATTTAACAGAGTGCATTGAACTGGATTCTCTGGTCTGAATACATCAGTGCTCCATGCCCCTTGAGATAGGTCTATCATAAAATAGTTCTCAAAGAAGTCATTGTTTATGTTTGAGAATGGCAAGAGAAATGTTCCAGAATATGGAGCCTCTCTACTCATTAATTTCTCTGGATCAGCAAAGCTGTATGTTAATGGTATAGCTGCATCTTCAGATAATTCCAAAGTATGCCAATCATAGAAATCTCCAACTCTCGCTTGTAGCTCTATCATGATACTCTTTCTTTTGCGTATTCAATATTTATATCATATGCGAATAGCTTATTTCTTAGACTCGTTTTCTCAAGATAGTTTGTATCCTTTATCACAATTGGCCTTATGTCTCCATTGCTGTCTATCATTACAACCTTGCGTGATACTATCAATGATTCAATCAAAACATCTCTGCTTTCATCATACCATCCAGTTGATACTTTCATACCTCTCTTAGATCTCACATCTCTGAATGTAGTGCCTCCATTCCTTCCATATGCAGCCCAATTAACAGATGTACTTGTATCAAGGTAGTTTCCTGACTTGCCTACATACTTTGCTTTGCTTGTTACGTTGGTTGTGTTGGTTTGTGCTCCTAATACATCTATGTAGTCATATGCTCCAGCTCTGTTTTGAAATGCAATAGTGAATGCATCGTATAAACATGATTCTTCAACTTGAGTGTATCTGTATATTCCTGACAATTGATATGTTGATGATAATCCACTGGTGGAATATGCAACCACATCATAATGTGTCCATGTACCTGAAATAGCTGCTTTAAGTGTAGCATTGACAGTTTGAGATGTTAAGTTCATTGGCCCGATTCCAACAAATGAAATCATACTATCTGATCCAACAGAACTTGCTCCTATGCCTCCATCAGCAGCAATATCTATTTCATACTTTCCAACCTCAGATGCTCCATTCATTACTCTAATTTTATAGTAATTTAGATTACGATTAAGATCATATCCAGTTGCAGTTCCAGTTGGAGTTGCTAATGTTCTGAATGATGTCATTGTCACATTGTCTTTAAATAGACTTGAATGTGCATCCGTTCCAGATGGCCAAGTTCCAGTTCCATTCAAAGGTATCTCACTGAGCATTGGAGTATCATATGATGGAGCTGCTTCTGAAAATTCGCTTATGAGCTTATCATTTATTTCCACTTTATTCCAATTAGCAAAATCAGAAGTTTGTCCAGCCCATCTTAATGCAAATACTTTGTTGTTTGTATCAGCAGCTGTATATGATACGTCTCCATCTGCTGTTGCTGATTTTATGTATCCAACATCAATCAAAAACTTTCTTGCTGTAAAAGCTCCCTTTGCACATAGCTGAGTTAAGACCTTTTTACCAAGAAGATGAATTGAACCACTGGAATCATCTAATGGAATTTGTATCTCTGTTGTCTTTACATAACTATCTAATACTTGAGAGATATTAAATGTGGCTGCTTCATTATTGTTTGGCTGTAATGCTAAGACTGTCAATACTACTCCAGCATCATCTTTTACCTTTAATGCAAATCTGTATTTGTATCCACTGAATCCTACATCAGAGACTGTGAAGATAGTTGGTTGTAGTGTGCTTGTGAGAGCTGTTTCAGATGGTTGTTGTTCTACGATGTATGCCATTTTTATATATGTTCGTTTCTGTTATTTTATTACAATATCTTAGTTATGATATTTGCTACATCTTGACCAACAGCAGAAGCAATTGGATCTGAGTATTTTTTTAGAATGTTGTTACCAGTTTTAGATATAAAGTATGATGGTTTTAATCCTCTCTGAAATATTGCTCTCTGTACTAAGAATCCAAATGATCTATCACTTATGAATTGTCCTTTTGCATTACGGCCTTGATATCCTTTTACTTTTAACCATCCCATAATTGCTTTCAGTGGTGGTTTCTTATTTGTGAAGCTGAATGTTCTTGTATTTGAGTTCATAAGTTTGAAAGTCTCCCGACTATATTTCTTGTTCACTCCATCAACACCAGAATCTACATATTGCCAATAATCAACATCTGGAGTGAGTTCAATTGTCCATTCATCTTTGTCTTGGTTCAGCTCCCATTCTAACTTCATTGAGTTGGCCAGTGTTCCAGTTGCTCTGTGTCCTTGTCTCCTTAACATCTGAAGTGCATTCTTTTTCCATCTCATTGCTACATCATGCATAATCTTTGTAGTGAGTGGTGCATCATACTTCACATTGTCA